TTCAGAGAATTCAAACAGAGTTTTAGTTACATCTTCTGTCTTATTAAATTGTTCGGCTTCTTTGAGTCTTCTCATTATCCTAGTCTTGTTAGGGAAGTCCTGCATCTCAAGCCACTCCTGCGGTGTAAGTAGTGGTGGGTTCATCTGATACTGCATTTGCTTCTCCATTAACATGTTCGCTGCCTGAGCTAACCTAGCCTTAGACTTTGGTAGTTCACTTGATATACTAACCCTATACTTGATGTCCATCTGCTCGTTAAGACTTGGAAAGTCTATCAGTGCGGTTTGTTGCTGGTCAGTTGCCGGGTCCATAGTTGAGAAAGTTCTCGGCTCAGAGAAAGTAAGCATGTGTCTTAGGATTAGGTCGGTAAGATCCTTAGTATACTTCTCAAAGTTTATTATCTTAGTCGAATCCCTAAGAGTTACCCTAGTCAACATGTTATCAGTTCCCCCTGTAGTCAGTATGGAGCCTGTGTCCCTACCTGTGTACCTATCATCTATACCAGTTATCTTTGATATATCGTTAGGTAGAGTTTGCATAAGCATTCCTATCTCAGCAGGTAGCTGAGGAAACTGCATAGTGTGGACTACTTTGGAAGCATCTCCCTTAACCTGGAATACTTTACCAGGGTCGTCTGAATATTTGGAGAATGTCCTTAGGTTTAGACCTGAGTTAGCTACTACAAACTTAGGTGGTCTGCTTGCCTTGTAAGCTTGGGTCGCTATGATTGAGTGCATGAGATTGTAGATAAAGGAATTCATAAATATCTTAGCCGGTTCTGAAACTCCGACAGGATCTCTGGTAGCCTTGTTGCAGTAAAGTATTGCAAAAGGATACATGGATGGCATGACATTCTCCTCAACAGCTATAACATACTTGTTGTCAATAGTGTGGATAACGTGCAGCTGCATAGAGTTGGTGTTAGGATTATAAACCTTAACCCAGTATATAATAAGGTTAACATACTTGGTGTTGGTCTTGTTGGCTCCAACACTCTTGTTGGCATACTGGTCTGTCACTTCTGAAGAAGTCATATCATCAAAGTCCTTGAGCTGATCTGCGTACTTAGGGTCAGCCTTTAAAACGTCAATATGAAACTCGTCGTTGTAAATACAGAATCTTCCAGCCTGGAGGGAGTCCGCAAAAGGATCCATCCTAAACCTCATTGGGTCAATGTTTTTAAGTTCAGGCATTCCCTTAATCGTTCCGTTAGGGTCCTTGTAAATCTTGTCCTTGTCCCAGCCCACCTGGGTTATCCCAACATTCAAAAGGGCTGCTCTTTCTCCAGCAGATAGTTGTATATCTTGAACTTCAAGTTGCTCCCAGAGTGCATCAAACATTATGTTAAACTCGTTAGCTAACCTAGGTCCATCATCTGTTATCGGGTATGCTTCAGCCCATTTGCTGATTGTGTAAACTGAATTAAGCACATTGTCCTTAATGTAGTTAACGTGGTTAGTCTCAGGCTTCAACTGGTACTTTGGCAGGTTTAGTCCTAGGGTTTCCCACATCTTTGTTCGGTCCGCCCCGTCAAGATACCTCATCCTTTCTACGGCTGAGGCGTACTCTGTCTTAGTTAAATCCCAGTAACCTTTCAACTGAGAAAGTTTTAATCCGTCTGGCAATTTAAGATTTTTCATTGTTACCTCCTCCCATTACATTTGCAATGTTGTCTAGTGTTTTGTTTAAGTCTTCGTAAAAGTGTTCTTCCTTCTTGTCGGGTTGTGCGTAAGGGTCTTCCGTGCTTTCAGGAAAAATTTGTTCGTGTTGAATCTTAATTGTAATTGGTTTCCTTGTAGCTACTGCCGCAATTAAAATTCCGGCAATAAGTGCAACTAATAGTTCCATAGATACCTCCTGTGTTTTTAAAATGTTGGTGCACTAAAGTCTTCGTAAAATTCTTCTATCGAGTCTAGTTCCCATGGTGCCATGTGCTGGTTCCTTGCTTCCTTAACTTCTTGACCGCTTTCGTAGATCATTCCCGTTGCTATCTTCCCTGGTCTTGATGGCAGTTTCATAGTGATCCATTCCAGTGCATTGATACAGTGGTTGTTCTTGTCTTCCGGTTTGTCCTGGCTTTTCCTGGTCTTGGTCAAAGACTTCTCAGGGAACTTGTAGTTCTTAAGCTCCTGGATTAAATGCGGACAGGTTGTAAATATCTCAATAGAGTTAGTCTCTATGTAGGTGTTCAGCCTGTACACCCTAGCATCAATGTTCACGTGCCCCGGCTCAAAGTAGATGTTGTAATCTAAGTAATGGTCAATCAGTGTTGTCTTGTTGTAGTCCCGTTTGGTTCCGGACTTAGGGTCAATAATAGGTGAGCAGTACATTCCACCTTCCGGAACTTCCATTGTATTCTTGTGGTACAGCTTAGCCAACTGCTCAATGTTTCTGTTGTTGGTAACAACTTCCTTGTAGATAACCAGCTTGCTTCTTTCCTGGTCAATCGCTCCGAATATAAAGGTAGCGTTGTCTGAAAGTCCGTAGTCGTGTGCCACAATCCTTTTCCAGTTTTTAGGAATCTTGTAAGGCTCGACCACCCTGTCAATAGCCAATGGGTAAACCAATCCTTCGGCGTAACTAAAGGAGCCCTTGATATATCTGTCAACCCACCAACTCGGTTTGTTTTTACAAAGCTCTTGAATGTATCCTTCCGGCAGGTGTCCGTTAACTCCCGTACTCGCAACGTGTGTTGAAGTGTTTGGGTCAATGTGGTCTGGGTCCTGGGGGTACTGGTCGAAAACTTCCCCGTACTTTGAAATCGTATCTGAGGCTAACAGAACATCTGTTCGTATCCAACCTGAGTCCGGGTTGGATTCAATTATTCCTTTTCTCCAGTCTGCTTCGTATACAGGCAGGTCATTTTCCTTCGTTAAGGGTTCTTGGGTGTTTGGGTCGGTAGCCTGCTTGGAAGCTGCCGTGTTTCTCAGTCTGGTCTTAAGCTGGTGGAAGGTGTCCCCGTCTGCTTCAGATGCCTCAATGACTGCAAACATGGTCAAGTTGAGGGACCTCAGTTTCCCTTCTTTATCTAAGGGTCTGTACATTATCCTCGCTCCGTTAACTAAGTCCATGTAAGAGTACCTGGCTGAAGTTCCCTTAACAAACGCCTGGGGAATGTCGTTTTCAATTTCCCTTTTAATTGTCTGCTCGTACTGGCTGGTTACATTTGCTCCAATTAAAATGTTAGCGTCCGGGGTAATGAAAGCGTGCTTATAAACCTCACCCCTAGTCGTGAGGGTCTTGCCTGTACCGTACGCACCAAAATTACCTACGTACCTGTGAGGGTCCTTGTGCAGTTGGAACTGGTGTTCCTGCGGTATGTAGGTGTAAACAAAGGTGTTGCACTTTGTGCACTCGTACCAAAACTGGGACTTGGCTCCGGAGTAAGCAATCGCTCTACTGAGCTTTGCTTGACACCTAGGACATTTCGAGTATTTCGTTTTCATATTTCTTAATGGCTTCCGCTGTCAAGTCCGGACGGAGTTCGTGGTCCGGTATGAACTCCTCTAAGATTTTAGATGCGGAGTGGTTGAATTCATCATAGATGTCTTCTTTTAAGTCAGGGTACTTCTCGGCTGTCTTCTTCATTGCGTGTAGCGAGGCTGACATAAGAAGTGACATAGCGTCTGAGAAGGTAGTGTCCTCTCCAAACATTATCTTGTCATCTATTAGTAGTACTGCTTTTTTCGATTCGTGTGTGTGATTGTTAATAGTTATTTTCATGTAGCACCTCCTATTAATATTATAACATGTGTGAATGTGTACGTCTATTAATACATATTATTATTATTATTATATACCATATAATCCACATTTTAAACCCCACCCCCTATCTTACCACACCTCAGAAAAAACAAAATCAATATACCCCACCCCCGTACCCCTGCATATTGTCAGTCTCTGACTCACTATCTCTCTATCCCTATTGTCACTCTCTATCTCACTATTCCGTGTCTCACACACAAATGCTACGATTTGTCCGTAATGAATGTTCTATACATGCTAACAATTTATACAAAAACACCACTTCTTGTTCTCTTTTCCAAATAAATTCTCTATATCTATATTACGATTTTTTTTTTCTAAATATTATATACACTTTTGTATATATAACAGTAAATATACATTCATACCTATATACATAACTGTATACAATTTCACCAATTCAAAACTTTTTAAAAACGAAAAACTCATTTTTTCCATACATATACAACATTATGCATAT